TCAACCTCGAAAGGTGACCGACGTGGATGACGGTACCAGCAGCCCGGCCCGCACGGAGGGGCTCACGCCCGCGCACGCCGAGTATCTCGCGGCGCACGCCGTGGACCTCGACCTCGCGCTCTCGCTCGGCGTGCGCTCGCTGGTGACCTCGGCGGACGTGGCTGACCTGCCCGGACACTGGCCCAACTGGGCCAATTTCCCGGCCATCCTCCTCCCCTGGACCAACGAGGACGGCACAGTCAACCTCCAGGTCAGGCCGGACAACCCGACCGACGATGCCAAGGGCCGGCCGCGCAAGTACGTGTTCCAGGCCGGCGCGGCTCCGGTGCTCTGGGCGGTGCGCCCGGCCAAGGACTCCGAGTGCATGCTGATCGTCGAGGGCACCAAGCAAGCTCTGGCCGCAGCCACCTACGCACCGCCCGGAGTGGCCGTCTACGCCATCGCCGGCTGCCGGTCCTGGATGCACGAGGGCGCACCGATCCCCGATCTCGCGGCAGGCGACGGCCGCGAGGTGATCGTGATCCTCGACGCGGATGCGGCCACCAACCTCCAGGTCTACACCGCCGGCCTCCAGCTGGCCCAGGCCCTCGTGATGGAGAACGCCACCAAGGTTCGGTTCGGCCGGATCGGCGGCAGCGCCAAGGCCGGCCTGGACGATGTGCTCGCCTCGCGCGCACCCGAGCGCCGCGCCACCTACCTGGCCAAGGTCATCGAGAGCGCCAAGGCCAAACCGGCGGATGCCAAGCCGGCACCGCGCAAGCGCAACCAGGCCGAGCCCGGGGACGAGAACGGGGAGCGGGTGACGCTGATCTGCAACCGCGACCGGTACGAGGTCATCGGCTCGCTGATCGGCGCGCTGCGCAAGCGGTGGGACGGCCGCGAGCTGTTCAACCACGGCGGCGTGATCAGCCGGCTGCGGGGCAAGGCGATGCGCCCGATCGACTCCGGCGCGCAGCGCGACATCATCCAGGACACCTGCATCACGGTCGACGAGCACGAGGGCGCGCAGGGCACCACGTACACCTACACCTGGCCGGACGTGGCCAGCATCAGCGCGGTGATGTCCCGGGCCGAGGAGTTCAGCGCGCTCGAAAGAGTTGCCCACGCACCGTTCGTGCGCCCGGACGGGACCATCGTCACCGAGCCCGGCTACGACGAGGCCACCCGCACCATGCTGGTCTCGGACCCCGAGCTGGCCGGGCTGGAGGTGCCCGAGGAGCCGAGCGCCGAGCAGATCGCGGCGGCCGTCAAGCTGATCATGGTCGAGTGGCTCGGGGACTTTCCGTTCGACGGTGACGCGGACCGGGCCAACGCCCTCGCGCTCGTGGTCACGCCGGCCATCCGGGGGCTTGTCCCTCGTGCCCCCCTCGCAGTGGTCGACGGCCTCCAGATGGGCGTGGGCAAGAACCTATTCGCTGACAGCCTGCTCACCGTCTACACCGGCGAGCCGGCCAAGCCGATGAACTGGGTCGACGAGTCCGAGGAGCTGCGCAAGCAGATCACCTCGGCGTTCCGGACCGGGCAAGAGTTCTTCGTGTTCGACGAGGCGCACACCCTGGACGGCGCACCCCTCGCGCAGGCGCTCACCGCCGAGACCTGGCAAGACCGCATCCTCGGCGTGAGCAACATGGCCGAGTTCCCCAACCGCGTCACCTGGATCTCGCTCGGGAACAACGTGCAGGTCAAGGGCGACATCACCCGGCGGGTCTACCGGATCGCGCTGCGCCCGACCTACGCCAACCCGCAGGACCGCGACGCCTCGACGTTCCGGCACCCCGGCACCTCCGGGCTCGACCTCGGCGCGTGGACCCGCAAGCACCGCCGCGACCTGCTCACCGCCATCCTCACCCTGGCCCGTGCCTGGTTCGCCCAGGGCTGCCCTCCCCCGTCGCGCGGCTCCTCGTTCGGCTCGTTCGAGGCGTGGGAGCGCACGGCCGGCGGCATCGTCGAGGTGGCCGGGCTGCCCGGGTTCCTCACCAACCTCCAGGTCTGGCGGTCGGAGAGCGACTTCGATTCGCAGTATTGGACCAGTCACCTCGGGTGGCTGCTGGAGCAATTCGGACACGACCCGTTCCGCACTGCCCAGGTCAAGGCCAAGGCGATGACCGACCCCGGCAGCTACGAGGCACCGCCCCGGCTCGACGACCCGGCGGACAAGGGGTTCAGCAAGGCGCTCGGGGAGGCGTACAGCCGCATCCGCAGCCGGCGCTACAACGGCTGGTTCATCGAGCGGCTCGGCGCGGCACACGGCAACGTGAGCCAGTGGCGCGTGCGCACCGACGAGGCCGACACCAGCCCGGTCCCCCCGCCTCCGGTACCGGACCCCGAGCCCGAGCCCGAGCTGCCCGAGGAGCCGCCCTACAACGAGCACGGGGAGGCCCGGGGAGCCGACGAGTCCGACCTGACCGGTGGCGAGACGGACGCACAGCCTGTGCATAACCCTGTGGACGGGCCGATCGGCGGACTGATCACGATCGACCTGGAGACGGGCGACGCCGACGACCTCTACCGGGCCAACCCGCAGGAGTACGTCCGGCTCGCCGGCTGGGCCATCGATGACAGCCCGGTGCAGGTCACCGACCGCGACCCGGCCCCGATGGTCGCGATCAACGCGCTACGCGCCGAGGGCATCACCGGGCATAACATCATGGCGTTCGACCTCCCCGCGCTCGTGCGCTCCGGCGCGATGCACATCCGCGAGATGCATCTGCTGGCCGAGGAGGGTCGACTGTTCGACTCGCTGCTCGTGGCCCGGCACCTCGATCCGCCGATGGCCCGGGACACCGGGGTCGACGCCACCCGCAAGTACGACCTGGACTCGCTCGGCGACCGGCTCAACCTCGGCCGCAAGATGGGCGACGAGATCAAGGCACTCAAGAAACTGCACGGCGGCTGGGACAAGATCCCCACCGATGACCCGACATTCCGGGCGTACCTCACCCAGGATGTCGAGCTGTCGCGCGGCGTGCACAATGCCCTCGCGACCGAGCTGCGCGCCGCCGGTCCGAACGCCTGGGCCTACGTGGTGCGCGAGCACCAGGTTGCCGCCATCGCCGCGCAGATCAGCGCCAACGGGTTCCTCGTGGATCAGATGGCCCTCGACGCGCGGATCGTCGAGATCGAGGAGCGCAAGGCCGAGTCCCTGGCGCTGCTGTCCAGCCGGTTCGACCTGCCGGTCACCGACGCCAAGGGCAAGCCGTACAAGTCGCCCATCGCCTCGGCCGCCGGCAAGGCTGCGCTGGAGACGGCGCTGCGCGCGAACGGCGTCACGTCGCTCTGGCGCACCGCGACCAGCGGGCAGCTCGACATCAGCGGCGCGCACATGCTGCACCTCGGCCGCGAGCACGGGCACAACCCGGCAGTCGTCGAGATCGCGAAGGCGGTCTACCGGATCGTGGGCGCGCGCTCGGTCTACGAGACCGCGCACAACTCGCTGTGCCCGGACGGCCGCGTGCACCCTAAGGTGTCGATGGCCCAGGCCACCGGCCGCTGGTCGGTGACCCAGCCGGGCCTGACCGTGTTCGGCAAGCGCGGCGGCCGGCACGTCGAGCGGATGATCTTCCTCCCCGACCCGGGGGAGGTGGTCCTTACGGTCGACCTCAGTCAGGTCGACATGCGCGCGGTGGCCGGCCTCTCGCAGGACCACGCCTATATCGAGATGCTCAAGCACGAGGACCCGCACGCCGAGATCGCAGCGCTGCTGTTCGGCGACCGCACGATGCGCGAGGTTGCCAAGCCGATCGGCCACGGCTGGAACTACGGGCGCGGCGTCAAGGCGATCAGCGAGGGCAACGACATCGACCCGGCGATCGTGTGGCAGTTCGACCGCTCGATGCGCGAGCGGTTCCCCCGCCTGGTCGAGTGGCAGGGCGAGGTGCGCGCGCTCGCGGAGAGCGGCGAGCTGCTGGACAACGGGTTCGGTCGCCCGATGCGGCCTGACCCGAGCCGCGCGCACACCCAGGGGCCGGCGCTCATGGGCCAGGGTGCGGCCCGGGACATCATGATGACCGGTCTGCTGAACCTGGCGACCAAGCACCCCGAGACGCTGCCGATGCTGCGGGCTCAGGTGCACGACGAGATCGTGCTCTCGGTTCCGGCCGACCAGGCGGACGACATCGCCCGGACGGTCGTCGAGGCGCTCTCGTTCGAGTGGAAAGGTGTGCCCATCCTGGCCGATTCTGGTCCGTTCGGGCGTACATGGGGTCATTGCTACGAGAAAGCCTGACCCCCGGAGATAGGACCAACCAACCCGTTGACACGTAAGTGTCAGGAAAGAGTGATCAACATGATGGCGTACCGATCGGGCCTCGCGTCCGTGAGCTGGAACCGTGAGTCCGGCACCAACCCCGGCCCCGGCAACTGGGGCACCCTGGAAAACTGGGCGCAGCGCGACCGCAACCGGCACCGCATGTACGACCAGCAGGACATCAACGCGCCGGTGCACGGCCCGGTGCAGTGGGCCGACCCGGGCACCGGCGGACCACCGGCTCCGGTGGTCTACGGCGCGGGCGTGACGCAGGCGTTCGAGCGGCCATGGGACGTGCCGCCCCCGCCGGCCCTGGGGTTCGCCACCGCGCCGGCCACGAGCCACCGCAAGCCGTCGATCTGGGCCAACCTGCTCCTCGCCGGCATCCTGCTGGTGGGCCTGGCGGGCATTGCCCTGGCGGTCACGCTGACCACGGGGCCGACGCCGTGAACGACACCGCGCGGGAGGGGACCCCTGAGCTGACCGCCTGATACCGTCCACAACCGACAGACATCCCAACCAGGAGGACAACCCCATGCGCAAGATCATTGGCTGGCTCGCGCTGGCCGTAGGCGTCGCGTTCCTCGCGGCGTTCGGCCTGAGCGCCACGCCGGCCGCAGCCACGACCGCGCCGCACCCGGTGGAGAGCACCTGTCATCAGGGCTGGTACGTCAACCACGACGAGGCGGCGCTGCTGCCCGAGCAGGTCGAGGACGGGTTCCTGTTCGACGGCCCGAGCCTCGTGCACCGCGCGGTGACTCCGGTGAAGCTGGCCGACGCCGGCACCGGCGCGAGCCTGAACGCCACGGTGATCACCGGCGTCGCGCCGCTGTTCAAGTACGAGACGCTGAACCCGTACTCGACGATCAACGTGCTCAGCGACGGCAAGGTCTGGTCCAGCAAGATCCCCAGCGGTCCGGGCTCGCAGGCCGACCCGGTCAACTCGGTGACCCTGCTGCCCGGCATCGCGCCGTACACCGCGAACACGGTGATCTACTCGATCGGCGCGGGCTACGGCAACGACACCGGGAACAAGGCCGTGGTCACCTCGATCACCTACGGCCCGACCACCTACGAGCTGGACTGCGGGGTGCAGGAGAGCCCGAGCGCGACGCCGAGCGCGAGCGCGTCGGCGTCCCCCTCCCCCTCGGCCAACGGTGGCACGAGCACCGCGACAGCCACGCCGAGCACCTCGACGAGCCCGCCGGCCGGCAACCTGCCGCTGACCGGTACACCGATCTGGGCGCTCGTGGTCGTCGGCCTGGGCGTGCTCGCTGGCGGTGCCGGCCTGCTCTACGTCTCGCGGCAGCGACGGTACGAGGCATGACCTGGCTGCGCCGGCTGCTGCTCGGGCAGCCGCACCCGATCGTCGGCGCGTGGTACGTGGACGCGGTAGCCCCGTACCGGCCGCACCTGGTCACGTTCGTCGAGACCGAGCCCGGCCGGGGAGTGCTGATCTTCAGCAACCCGACCAACGTGCAGGATGGACCTAACGCCTCGATCAAGGTCACCGACTCGACCGGGCACGGTCACTGGCGGGTCGCTCGCGGCCTGGTGGTCGGCACGATGTGGCAGGAGAACGCGCTCCAGCCGGCGCGCACCCGTGGCCCTCGGCTGGCGGTGACGTTCAAGCTGAACGTCCAGGCCCGGGTGTACGGCTCGCGCGAGTTCAGCGGGCCGGGCATCGCCGAGCTGCTCGACCTGGACGGGGAGCTGATCGAGCCGGCGCAGCCGACGTACCTCACCGGCCGGCGGCTCGACGTTCGGGAACGTACGCTGAGCCAGGTGCCCAGGTCGTAACACCAGCGCGCGAGCCCCGCTGCCCGGGGCGCGCGCATAGCCCGAGGCCCGTCCCGTTGTCGCTGCGGGACGGGCCTCGGTGCATGGTCACCTCCCCGTTCTGCCTGTAAGGTGAACCCCATGCACCCGCACCTGCCGAACCCCACGCCCGAGCGACCCGAGGGAGCCGTCAAGGCACCCGGCCTTCGCAGAGATCCCGGCGGCCCTGGCCGCTGGTGCCCGGACCACCAGAACCGGGAGTGCGCCAAGAACCGCAAGCACGGTCGAGGCCCATGCCACGCGCCGGCTATCGCGGGCACCGACACCTGCCGTATCCACGCCGGCACCACGGCGGCCGTGGCCAAGGCCAAGGGCCAAGCGCGGATCACCGCGTGGAAAGCGTTCGGCGCGCCGGCCGATGTCGACTACCGCATGAGCGTGCTCGGCGTGCTCCAGATGACCTGCCTGCGGCTGGCCGCGTACAGCGAGCTGCTCCGTAGGCAAGTTGATACGGAGGGTGGCGAGAACGACGGGCTGGCCGAGGGTAACGCGGACAGCGAGGAGCTGAAGGGCTCGGGCCTGATCGGGCACCGGTACGGGGCCGCCGGCAAGGACGGCATCATCTACCGCCAGTCCGAGGAGGTCCGCGCCCTCGTTGCCCTGGAGGCGGCCGAGCGGGACCGGGTGGTCAAGTACGCCAAGACCCGCATGAGCATGATGCTCGGCGACCTGAACCTCACCCAGGAGCAGACCCTCCTGGTGCCCGGCCTGATCAGCAAGCACCTGGGCTCGATCGACCTGGACGCCATCGGCGGCTCGGTGAGGGAGACCACGAACGCATGAGCACGGTCGACGGCCACCCGCCGGCCTGGCGCTGCCCGGAAAGCACCGGGCGGCACGGGCCGGCGGACGGGCGCGGCCGGTGCCCGTGGTGCGGCCGGCAGTACACCGACGCCATGCGCTACGACCAGAGCCGACCAGGCGAACGGTCTGAGCTGGCCGAGGCGTACGCGGTGCACTACGACCCGGACGAAGGTACCCGGGGCAAGGTTGAGCTGGACCGCGAGTTGAGATCGGGGAAGGCGTACACGTGACCAGCCTGAGCTACGACATGGACGCGCCGCTCGACCTGCTAGCTCGCAAGGTCCTCGCGCGCACCCGGCTGTCCCGCTGGGTCGCCTCCCCGGTGGCCTGGGCCGACGACTGCCTGAGGTGCGACCTGGCGGCCTACCAGCAGGAGGTGCTCCAGGCCATCCCGACCCGCAAGCGCGTCGCCCTGCGAGGTCCTCACGGCCTGGGCAAGAGCTTCATCGGCGCGCTCGTGGTCAACTGGTTCGCGACGACCCGGGACATGGCCGGCCTCGACTGGAAGATCATCACGACGGCCTCGGCATGGCGGCACCTGGAGGTCTACCTCTGGCCGGAGATTCACAAGTGGGCGGGCCGGATCGACTTCGAGACCCTCGGGCGCGCGTCCTACAACCGGCGCACCGAGCTGCTCGACCTGCGGCTCAAGCTCAACTACGGCGCGGCCACGGCCGTCGCCTCCAACACCCCCGAGCGGATCGAAGGCGCGCACGCCGACGAGCTGCTCTACCTCCTCGACGAGGCCAAGATCATCCCCGCTGACACCTGGGACTCGGTTGAGGGCGCGTTCTCCGGTGCCGGCCCCGACACCCCGGCGAACGCCTACGCCTTGGCGATGAGCACGCCGGGGCCGCCCTCGGGCCGGTTCTACGACATCCACCGCAAGGCACCCGGCTACGAGGACTGGTGGGTCCGGCACGTCAAGCTGGAGGAGGCCATCGCAGCCGGCCGGATCTCGCGGGCCTGGGCCGAGCAGCGCGGGCTCCAGTGGGGCACCGACTCGGCGATGTACGCCAACCGCGTGCTCGGCGAGTTCCACTCCAGCGACGAGGACGCGGTCATCCCCCTCGCCTGGCTGGAGGCGGCCATCGAGCGATGGCACGAATGGCACCGCGCCGGCCGACCCCCTACCGGCGGCCCGCAGTGGATCGGAGTCGACGTGGGCCGGGGAGGCGATGAGTCGGTCCTGGCGATCCGCGACGGCTGGGCCATCACCCTGCGCGGCAACCGCTCGCGCGACCCCATGAGCCAGGTTGCCAACGTCCAGGGACTACCCGGCCGCGCGATCGTGGACGTGATCGGCCTGGGCGCTGGCGTGTTCGACCGGCTGCGCGAGCTGCACGAGCGGCCGGTCGCGTACACCGGCTCGGGCAAGACCACGCACCGCGACCGGTCCGGCAAGTACGGGTTCACGAACGTGCGCTCGGCCGCCTACTGGAACCTGCGCGAGCTGCTCGACCCCAACTACGCACCCACGCTCGCCCTCCCCCCGGATGACCTGATGATCTCCGACCTCACCACGCCCACCTGGGCGATCATCACCGGAGCCCCGCCCAAGTACCAGGTGGAGCGCAAAGAGGATGTGGTGGCCCGCCTGGGCCGCAGCCCCGACCGGGGTGACGCGGTGGCCATGGCGCTCTGGGCCGACCTGCACGCCGGCTCGGCCTCGTTCGCCGAGCCGGTCGGCACGATGCCGACGACCGGGCTCAGCGTCGGCAGTCGTTGACACATGGCAGTGATGACTGTAAAGTCAACGGCATGACGCATGACGAGGCAGTCGCCCGATCGATTCGAGAGATCGGTCCAGGCGCTACAGCAGCCGTTCTCCGGGTGACCGATGCTCAGATCAAGCTGGCCGACATCCAGGCCGAGCTGCACGAGCTGACCACCAACACCCAGGCCGAGCTGGACCGGGCGCACGACATGATCAGCATGGGTCGGGAGGACTCGCCGGACAAGCTGTTCCGGATGGCGCTGCTGTCCGAGCGGCTCAACGTGCTGGACGACGTTCGCCGGATCGTGGGGTTCTGATGGCACTCGCGACCCGCAAGGGCCGGCCGGCGCTCGGCACCCTCGAACCCGGCCAGGACGTGATCGTCAAGCTCAGCCCCAACGACAGCCGGCGCAGGCCGCGCGAGGAGTGCTACCTCCCCGGCCGGGTGCGCAAGGTCGCCCGGGTGTGGATCGAGATCGAGCGGGTCGGTGACACCGGCTGGCCCAAGGAATGGCGGATGCGCCGCGACGTGCAGCACGAGGGCTCCACCTACTCGGGCAGCAACGCCAGCTTCGCCACCCTCGAACAGCACGCCTGGGATGAGACCTACACCTGGGCCAGCGGTGTGCTCAGCGCCGCCGGTATCCGCCTCGACCCCGGCTCGCCCTGGCGGGACCGGGAGATCGAGCTGGCCGACCTGATCAGCAAGGCCGAGCAGTGAGCGGCACCGGTCCCGCGATCGTGGACCGGATGCTCGGCTGCGGGCACACGGTCCGCGCGGCGGCGTGGAAGACCATCGAGGAGCTGCGCTGCCCGTTCCTGTGCGACCTCACCCTCGACGAGGAGGCGGCGCTACCGGTCGACCGGGCCGCCGTCGAGGCAGCCAAGGACCGACGCGCCGCGACCCGGGCTCGCACCCTCAGCCGGCGCGAGCTGGCCGAGGATCAGGCCGCACGAGTCGCCGACCAGCAGGAGACCATCGCCCGGCACCGGGCACGAGGGGAGGAACGATGATCCGCGCGACCTACATCGGGACGGACAACTCCGGCGACCGGGTATGGCGGCTGCCCAGCGGCCGGTGGACCTGGGGTGACACCGAGGCGCAGGCGCTTGATCGGCCGCGCACGTTCACCCCCGAGGACTACGAGGACAAGTACGGACCAATCACCCGGGAGGAGTACCAATGAGGGGCACCGTCGTCAACGCCTGGGTCATCGGCCCGTACACGATCAGCGAGATCGAGGGCCACGGGTTCGCCGGCCACGAGGGCCCGCTGTTCAGCGCTGAGGTCGACGACCAGGGCACGAGCCACGAGCTGTACGAGTCCCTGGACCGCGCCCTCGCCGAGGCGATCGGCCGGCGCTGGACCGGACCGCGCGGTGCCGGCGGCTCCGGGGTCGACACGGCCGCCGGCTGGTTCCGGGCGATGAGCGGTGCGATCCCGGCTCCGACCGTCCCGGCGATGCTGCCGCCGGCAGTCGAGGCCAAGGACCCGCACTGCCCGGACGCCAGCTGCCTGGGCAAGCTGCGGCCGGCGCTGTTCCACGGTGGCGCTCAGCAGCTCGGCTGGACCTGTCCTGTGTGCCTGCGTGAGTGGCTGGCCGGCGGCTCGCTGCCGGTGCCGGTGGTCGAGGGATGAGCGCCGAGCTGGACGCGCTCCAGCAGGCCATCGAGGACAGCGAGGGCCTGCCGATCCCGACGCCGCAGGCGTTCGCTCAGCGGGTCAGCGACCAGCTGGCGCGCGCCGGTTACGCCGTGATGCGGGTCGAGCCATGGGCCGGCGCGGAGCTGCACGTCCGGGGCACCGAGACGCGGCTGGCCATCAAGGGCTACCCGTGCAGCTGCCCGCGCGGTTGCATGGAGCACCCGTTCGGTCCTCCCCGAGCGCATGACGGCTGACATTTAAGAGTCAAAGCGCCACCCTGGCAGACGGTGGTACTGAAGTCTGCAAGCGCTGCTGTGCGGTTGTCTCTCGGGGATGACCGTGCAGGGGCCGAGTGAGGTCCGAACCTTATCCCCGTGAGGTTCGGGCCTCGCTGCTTTCGTGTGCCCCGAGCTGGGGTAACACTGGAGCCAGGAGGTGGTGTCCCCATGGTCAGCTCCAGGGGAGGCAAGCACGGCTACGTCGTGGCCAGCCGGCACCGCGCGTACCGGGCGCTGCGGCGTAAGGGCAAGTCCAAGAGCGTCGCGGCGCGGATCGCGAACGCCGGCCGCACGCACGCCGCGCGGTCGCGGATGGCCAGGAAAGCTGCGAGGACTAGGAAACGGCGCGGTGGCTAGTGCGATGACGAGCGCCGGCCGCGCGCCGGCACTTGCGGCACTCGCGGCGGTTGGGCCGGTCGGGGCGAACGTAGGTGTTCGCCTCGGTCATCTCGTGGCCGTTGTCGCATCGGTCCTTGTTCCGGTTCGCACCCCAGTGTTCGGTGGACCCTCGGGCCAGGTTCACGGCCCGGGTCACCGGCTCCAGGTGGGCGGGGTTCACACACCGTCGCACGCGGCACAGGTGGTCGAGGTCGTGCCCCTCAGGAATCGGGCCGACCAGCAGCTCGTAAGCCAGGCGGTGCGCGGCAAAGCTGGGTCCACCGTGGTCCTTGCGGAACCGGCCGTATCCGTTGCGCGCTCGGGTGCCTGTCCAGAGCCAGCACGTGCCCGTGTCGACAACCTTGATCCAGAATCGAGGTTGCCACGGTGTGCGGGCTGGAGGCATGGCCTTCATGCTAGCACTAACGAAGCGGCTCGCACGAGGGCACGGCACGGGAGGTAACAGCTGTTACTGTGAAGTAGAACCGACCGATGGGAGGGCAGCACAATGCACGAGAACCGAGACGACCTGGTGGTCGAGGACGGCACGATGACCGTGCCGATCAAGGATCACGCGCCGGCCGAGACCGAGCCGGAGATGCCGTTCGACGGGTTCGAGGAGCCGGCCGCCAAGACCGGGCCGGACGTGACCAACCGGTGCGCGCCCGAGGGCATCGACCCCGGCGACGAGCGCTACATCGGCCGGCCGGTCCACGTCGACTTCGAGAGTGGCGCGGTCACGGTCCGGCCTGAGCCGGCGGGGGAGTAGGGGTGGCCTGGGTCCTGGTGGCCTGGGCGATCTCGCTGCGGGCCGCGATCAACACGATCGCACCGACCCGGGACAAGAGCCTGGACGGGTCGATCGGCGACCCGGCGCACGCGAGCGGGGTGAGCGGTCACAACCCCGACGACACGGCGGGCGTGACGGCCGAGCGCAGCGACGCCGACTCGATCCCCGAGGTGCGGGCGATCGACGTGGACAAGGACCTGCGGCAGCCCGGCCTCACGATGCTCAAGATCATCCAGGCGATCCTCGCCTCCCCCGTCGAGCGCGCCCGGCTGATCTACATCATCTTCAATGGGGTCATCTGGTCGGCCTCGAACGGCTGGGCGTCGCGCGAGTACAACGGCCCCAACTCGCACAGCGAGCACGCGCACTACAGCGGCAACCCGGCCGCAGACACCAACGGAGCGCCCTGGCCCTCCGTCCTGGCACTTGGAGGAGACATGGGCGTTCCCGAGGATGTCTGGGCCGTACGGTCCAGCTCACCGGCCCTCGGCGTGACCGACCGGTCGATGTCCGACTGGATCAAGTTCGGCGACCGCGCCGAGCGCGCGGCCAAGGCCGGCGCGGAAGACAGCGCCGCCCGTGACGCGGTGATCGTCGGCAAGCTCAACCAGCTGCTCGACCGGCCGCCGGTCACCTCGGCACCGATCGACCAGGCACAGATCGACGCGGCGGTGGCCGCCGCGCTCTCGAACCCCCAGGTGATCGCGGCCATCGCGGTTGCCGTCGCTGACGAGCAACATCGAAGGATGGAGAGCTGAGCATGGAACCGATCGGTCCCACCACGGCGGACGTGAGTCCGTTTCGCAAGTACGGCATGCTGGCCTGGATCGTGGCCGGCGCGGTCATCGCGGCCTACTGGTCGGCGCTGACCGGTGACGGCCGGGTCGACCTGGACGAGGGCCTCGTGATCGGCGTGGTCGGTGTGCAGGGCATCTCGACCTACCTGGTGCCGCTGACCCCCGGCTGGCGCTGGGCCAAGAACGCGGCGGCGGGCTTCATCGGCGTGCTCTCCCTCGGCGGCCAGGTGTGGACGATGGCGGTCGAGAGCCCGAACCAGCAGAGCATCGGCCTGCTGGTGATCACGTTCCTCACCACGGCCGGCGCGCTCGTGCTCCCCGCTGTCTCGGACAACGGGGTCGGCCAGGGTGCTGGGGTCCCGGCCCGCAACCCGGTAGTCTGACCGCCGGGGTTAGCAGGTAAGCGAGGAGGCCCGAGCCGGTTCGGCTCGGGCCTCCTGCTGTGCGGGTCCTTGGGCGGCTACCGCCGGGCGGCTATCGCCAGAACTTGTCCTTGGGTGCCTTGCCCGGCCGCGCCGAGTTGTCTGCCCGCAGC